TTTGGCAAAGCAACCACAGCACAATACGCTGACTTGGCTGAAAATTATCTGGGTGATGCAGTATACACGCCTGGAACTGTGTTGGATTTTGACGGTGCTCAAGAAGTCACACTAAGTACTACTGCTTCCAGCAAGCGGGTTGCGGGTGTGGTTAGTACAAATCCTGCTCACTTGATGAACTCTACCCTGGATGGGGCTCATGTGACAGCGGTGGCTCTGGCTGGTCGTGTGCCAACTCTGGTCACTGGCCGAATTGCCAAAGGCGATTTGATGGTATCTGCTGGAAATGGACGTGCGCGAGCCAAAGCCAATCCTGCTGTGGGTACTGTGATTGGTAAAGCATTGGAGAACTTTGACGGCGGCGAAGGCACTATCGAAATCGTGATAAGTATGCAATAAAGGATAGAGAATGGCCTTTCCGGTAGCGCCAACAAATGGCCAGACTGCTGTTGTCAACAACATAACCTATCAGTTTTCCAACGTGGGCAACACGTGGACACGCATACTGTCCACGGCCAACATCATAACTGCCAACACACTGGTATCAAACGGATACATCAGTGCTGTTGGCAACGTGTCCGGCAACTACATCTTGGGCAACGGCTCGCAACTGACCGGCATTGCCTCGGGCTCCAGCACATCAATCAGCAATGGCACATCCAACGTTGCTGTCGCAAGTTCAGGTGGCAACGTCAGAGTCAACATTGGTGGCACGTCAAATGTCATAGTATATGCCACCACAGGTGAATATGTCACAGGCATTGTAAGTGCATCAGGCAACATAATTGGCAATAATTTAAGTGCCACTTCCAATGTTGTTGGTGGCAACATCCTAACAGCCGGCTCAATCAGTGCCACAGGAACACTCAGCGTCACTGGAAATACCACAGTGGCCAATGTCAGTGCCGGCAACATTTCAGCAGGCAGTTTAAGTACCGGTGGATTGATCAGTGCAACTGCCAATGTAACCGGTGGCAATATCCTAACTGGTGGCGTAGTAAGTGCCGCTGGTACTGTAACTGGTACAAGTCATCTAGGCTCAGTAGTAAGTGTGACTGGTAACGTAACTGGTGGCAACATCTTGACTGCTGGATTGATATCAGTAACCGGAAATGTAACTGGCAACGTGTTCATAGGTAACGGCTCACAACTGACTGGTATATCAGGTAGCGGCGGCGGCTCAAATATTGCCAATGGCACATCAAATGTGACAGTGGTAAGTTCGGGTGGCAACGTCTCAGTTGGCGTTGGTGGAACAGCAAATGTGGCAGTATTTGCTACCACAGGTGAATACATCACTGGTCTCATCAGTGCATCGGGTAACATCACCGGCGGCAACATTTTAACAGCCGGTATAATATCAGCAACTGGTAACGTTACTGGCAATGTGTTTATTGGTAACGGAAGTCAATTGACTGGTTTACCAGCAGGATATTCCAACGCCAACTTGGCCTCATTGGGTTCAAACGTTATATCAACCAGTGGCAACGTAACTGGCGGCAACTTTTTGACAGGTGGATTGATATCAGCCGCTGGTAATATTTTTGCCGCTAACATCATAGTTGTTGGTGGGTTTTACGACACTGGTGATCACTTGGTTACCAGCACAGCCGCCAACGCAAACATTGTTTTGACCCCAACTGGCACTGGTACAATAATTGCCAATAAAGATATTACTAATGGTCAGGGCAACGGCGTGGGTAATATTGGTAATGCAACAGGTTACTTTAATACTGTATTTGGTAAAGCAACCACAGCACAATATGCTGACTTGGCCGAACTTTACGCCGCAGATGCTGAATACACACCGGGTACTGTGTTGGTATTTGGCGGCAACAACGAAGTCACTATATCAACTGCGTCGGCTGACCCAAGAGTGGCTGGCGTAGTGTCCACAAATCCTGCTCACTTGATGAACAGCGTACTTGAAAGCAAACACACTGTGGCAGTGGCTCTTCAAGGTCGTGTGCCGACATCAGTTGTAGGCACCGTACGCAAAGGTGACATGATGGTCACAGCCGGCAACGGGTCGGCACAGGCCAGTGCCACCCCTGCCATGGGCACTGTTATTGGCAAGGCACTGGAAGACTTTGATGGTGCGTCAGGTACTATTGAGATTGTGGTCGGTAGACTATAAGGTCTGTTCTACCTGTTGAATCTTTTGTTGCACAGCATCAATATTCATTGTGTTCCATAGTCCTGGATGCATGGGTCTAGGCCAAGTGCCAGCATCAATCCAGGCATAGCCTAGATGTTCGTAGTTGAGTCTAGGTGTAAACTCCGTGTCCACAACACATATCCAGGTGTGATACTCAAAGGCTGCGTCGGCTGATGTAAATTTTTCCAGTGGTATCAGGCGCTGATAAGTGGGAAAGAAACCCAGTTCTTCAATACACTCACGTTCCATACCACCCAGCAAGGTTTCGCCGGTTTCGATCTTGCCACCTGGCAGTCCCCAGGCACCTGGATGCTTGACATCGTTTCTCAAGAGATAAAGATAGCGTTTGGTGTCTCGGCTCCAGAACCACACCCCCACTGCCTTCAAAGCACTAGACTCCATGTTACAGTACCAAGGACCAGGTACCGCCCACGTAAACACCTTGATAACTCTTGACCCACTCAACTCCAGTCCACTCATACTGGACACCTGTGGTGATGTTTGTGACATATTGAATGGTATATGCTTGAGCAATACTATTAAAAACTATGCGCCAGTATGTGCCAGCCCATTCAATTACGTCGTTTGCACTTGCCACTAAGGGTTGCCCTGCCAATCCCAGCCATGCTTCGGCCGGATATGTGTTGATTCTCGCTCCAGTGCCATCAGTCAACAAATAACGTTGCCCCACGGCCGGTGCAGGTAGTCCATAACCAGGACCCGAAATTAACGGATCAATAATGGCAGTGATAGGTGCCAGGGTGTTTTGTGGTGCTGTGTCTTGGTCAATGTTGTAGATCAGCAATCGATCATCGTTGGGATTGATAGCAATGGTGCCCACAATAGTGGTGCCATCCTCTTGATCCAGGCGTATTTGACTGATACCCGGGCGTAGCACACCATACGCACTGATCACAGCTGGCCACAACAGGCTACTGCCTGCCACAATTTGAGTTGGAGTCAAATCTTCATTGGCGCCATTGGGAACAATGGTACGACCTTGTAGGCATTGAATTTGATTGCCAATCACCACAGTTTCATAGTTCCAAGGAGTAACAATGACTCTGGTGCCCAACAACAAGTCATTGTCCGTAACAGCATTGCTTAGATCACCTTGAGCATCGTACATGCTCATGATCACACGCTCTACCACACCCAGTTTTTTGACCTTGGCCGGCGATGAGATCCATATGGGCAGGCTAAATTTAATAGTGGCCATGTCTATGGGATTCTCTGTACCTATAGGCACAGTTCTTGAAGTCCAGGTCACTGATTCTAGATCAACCACACTCAGGCTGGTCCAGTCAATAAAGTTGTCGGTGCTTTGCACTTCCAGGCTGGGATTGAACAAGGTCAAGATCTGTTCCAACAACTGCATTTTTTGATTGGTGTTTGAGGTCCAAATGTCCAGTGTGATACCCAGTTTATAAGGCACAGGCATGAGTCGTTCCACAGTAAAAGCATTTCCCTGTGTGGTTTCAAATGAGTCAGTTTCGGTATCATACGCACGTTGCCGCACATTGAGTTTGCTCACATGATAGGGTTCTTGCATTCTGGGACGATCATAATCCAGGCTTGATACATAGAAAGTCATGAGTGGTGAGGCTGGCATTGAGTTGCGACTGTTTTCTTGAATAATAACTTGTGCATTACGACTTGCATCTCCGTAACGAACAGGCACACGTATCAAGGCCGCATTGTTCACGCCATCTGTTTCGTTGCCATATTCAATTTGGAAGTTGCTGACAATTCGTGTGAACTGCAATAAAAATCTGCGTATTTGCGCATCGTAAAAGAACATTTGACTCATGATTAACTCGATTTCTGGCCCGGTTGTGTATCAGGTGGCGGATTAGGATCCTGGAAACCTTTCT